CTTCCACCTACTTCCATACCCAAACTAAAGCTGTCGTCATTCCTGTTATTACCATTACTGTTAATGAAATTCTAACTCCTGCTATTAGTTTTTGATATACTTTTTCCCACTCTTTTGGTTTTTCGTTCCAAACATTTCTTGGTATAGTTGCAACAAGCAATATTGCCAACAAAAATGACACTATTCCTATCACTATTGATGAGAAAAATACATTAATTAACAGCCACATACTTACACCTACTTTCCAGATGAACCACTACCACCAGTTCTTACTTCTGCAAGTACGGTGTCATTGTCTGCCTTTAAGTACTTTGTAAATATGCCCTGTACAATCCTGTCACCTGCTTTAAGGTCTACAGTAGTACCAGTTGTATTTACAAGCGAAATGCTTATGTTGCCATCGTTACCCTCGTTCTCATAGTAACTGCTGTCAATTATGCTTACTGATGTGCAAAGCATTAAACCGTTCTTGATACCAAGTGATGAACGAATGAACAATTCAAGTTTCTCATCTTCTTGCATGTACGCTTTTATATCAGACCAAATCAGCACCTTCTGCATTGGAAGTATTCTCACGTCCTTTGGCAAATAGAAATCATATCCTGCGCTACGTCCATCTGCACGTGTAGGCAACTTAATGTCAATTGGAAACCTATGCTGTTTCTTCTTCTCATCGGTAAACACTTCAAATGCCGTTCTATGTTTCTCTGAAACAATTTCAAATCCTCTGACTTTATCCATCTTTTTGTCCTCCTAATATGATTGTCTTAACATACATTTCTTATATTTTCCATTCCACAGTGCACATCTTTCTTTTCTACACGTTACTTCGTACAAACAATTTATGTTTTCATCCATTGAACCACCTGTGTATGTTTTTTCTGTAATAACTTTACTCATAATTGGACATATTTTGTCCACAAAATCATCGTCATCATCCATTATTCTTTTCCTCCGTTATCTTTACATGATGTGGGTACTGCTGTGCCACGTTGTGAAGCCCTATGACTGCTAGTTGGAATATAGTTGACACAGATGCACACACGATGTCCTTGCCCTTCTCTGCGTATTCTGCGTGTCCTGTGATGGCAATGCTTTTCACATCACCATCCATGTTTATCTTCACATCAATCAACGACTTCACCCTCTTCTGTTGCTTCTTCCATTATAAGTGTTAAACACACAATATCGTCCCACTTTTCGATGATTGTTTTCTTTACATCTTCCCATTCGTGAGGTTTGACGAAGATTGGTGTTGACGTGTTGTGTGATGAATAATTTTCCTGCATGAAGAAATACTCATTGAAACAATCTTCTGCTGTGTTTTCAAAATCATCAGTTTGTTCCACTAAGTTGTTTGGATAGTTTTCTTCACTCAAAGTGTAGCCTTTAATAACAGGTGTAATTGTTGTTGTTAATAGTGGTGTTGGTACTCGAAGAATGTGCGCATACTTAATTGTTTCTCGATATGCCACATCAGCTAAGAATGTCAAAATGTTTGCACTCTGGTCTTCATCATATTTTAACAACTTTACTGCTTGTTTGAAATTCACCAATGAACAAGCAATTATTCTGTCACGTTCATCTATTTGATTTGACAATGCACATGTTTCACGTAGTCCTGCACGTGCAGAAAGTGCCTGTGCTTGCATAAGTCCTTGGTAGTCTAAGATTGGAATATCTTCTTTTACTCTCACTAACTTCAGCACATCAACATAAGTCATGTTGCACGTTCCGTGTGAGTCAAGTATTACTTCTCCAAACGAAGATACACCCACGCCATTTGGTCTACGCTTGCGTGTTGCAATCGGATTTACTATGCCAAACACGTTGTTATCTTTTAATATTTCAAGTTGTTTCATCGTTGGCTTTTCTTCAAACTCTACAAAGGTGTTTACTGACAGTCTGTTCTCGAGTTTTGGTGTTAAGTTTGCTTTTGCATTGATAACTTCCAAGTCGCCCTCATCACAAGTAAATGTCACACAACTTTCTTTTAGATTTGCAAGACCTATCAAGTCATAAATGTGTATTGGACGTAACTGGCGTGTTGTGTCAGTTATGTTTGATGGTTCGATTGTGTCATCGAACGTACCTTTCAATACATTTTCAATTCCTTTGAGTAATGTGCTGATTGTGGTGAACGTGGACTCATCTGTAGAATATACAAAGTTTAGTTCTTCTACCTTTTCATAGTGTTTTGATGTGAGAGTTTCAAACAACACTTTTATTGCTATTTTTAAATCTGACTTTCCATTTGAAATTACCAATCTTAACTCGTTGTATTTTCTGTTGCCTTTGTCTTCGCATATTTTGTGTGTTGTTTTTACGTTCGTCCTAATTGGTTTTAAATTCTTTGCATTGTCACGTGTGCACCTTACACTCACATTGTGACCTTGTGTTATTTTGTACAGTGTGTCATTTTTAATGTCCAAAATGCTTCTTACGTCGACAAACAAATTGTCAAAGTCTATTTCTTCTTCCACATCGAAAGAACACTCTGGAAGAAACTGTCGCATGTTGAATATGTTATCAAACAACACCTCTGCTTCTTCCCTTAGCTTGTCGTGTGGCACACAATACTCGTTTTCCTCAAACCTATCTTCTGATAAGCCAATACTTCCGTTTACCAAACACACCGTGTTTTCTTTCCACGTTAAGTTACGTGCATTATATTTCTTGTCAAACACTTGTAACACCCTGTCATCCATACATTCTGGTTTGTCTGGATATTTTGACAAGAACTCTTCTGATAAATAACTCATACCTTCCTCCTTTCACTTTCCTCTCCAAATTCAGCACCAACTCTGTCTTTAACGTAAGATGCAATGTCCTCTCTTGTTATTTCTCCACGTTGAACCGCTTCAAACTTCGACAGAATGTTGTCCATAAAGTCCGTTAATCTCTTTTGTTTCCAACCATGCTTTTCTTCCATGACCATTAATGGTAACGCAAAGGTCATCATGAACATCATTTTGCACTCTTTGTCTATTGTTTGTTGCTTTATGTCCTCAATTTCCTCAAGAGTGTATGTAAGTTTTTGTTTACTATTTCTCCGTAGTTCTGCCCTGTTCATTTGCAATCACTTTCCATTTCAGCACCACAAGCCAGATATCCCACCGCATCAACCCAATTATCTTCTTTGATTTGACCAGTTACTATTCTTCCTATCTTTAGTAATGACATCATAACCGCAACGTCTTTTGCCGAAAACTCACAACCTTTGTATGCTGACCAGAGTTTTGCAATTGCTGTAAAGCTGTCTTCTGGTGGACCATACTTCTTTTCACGATTAGTAAGCACAACCTTCATTGCTTCTTCAAGTACAATTTGACGTACGTTCTTCTCATCTAAATCTTTTTCTGTTGCTTTTTTTATTGCTTCTTCCATACAACTTCCCACGTTATCCCTCCTTATTCTGCACTTAACATTTCTAGTATTGTGTGTATTTCGTTACTTGAAAACTCAAAGCCTAACACTGTTTGGTTTCTTCCGTTGTTTAAATATAGTTTGTGTATTTTGTTACCAGTCTTTCCAATTCTTCCATCTTGTTGTCGTTCATACTCGTCAACAGCAGACAGTCTTACATATATTATTTTTGTTGACTTTTTTATTACTCCGTGTTTCACTAACAACTTTTGTGCAACTGTTCCACTTAATTGTTCATCAATAAGCATCACGTCCATCAACTCTCTGGTGAGTTGTTTTCCGTATTTTCGAGTTAATTCGTTAGCGTTCATCTTATCCTCCTAATTGTGTTGCAACCAACTTTCCGTTTCTGCACCTTTACATATTCCGTTGTGTTTTAAACCACATGTTTTACATGAAAAGTACATCTTCTTTGTTTCTCTTGGAATGTTAAAGTTACCTTTTATGATTTGTGCAAAAATTGATTGCACCTCCCTTATCGCATCAGTAATGTTAATTTTGTATTCACGTTTGTTCACCTTACACACATAGTTATCATCATCAACACGTTCAAATATTCTTATCTTGTTTTCTGGTAAGTAGTAGAATGTAAACTTCCTCACCGACTTTTTGAAGTGTTCACGTATGGCATATATGTACAGAGGTGCTTGCAAATCAGAGGAAATCTTCTGACCAACCATTACTGCACCTGTTTTCCAGTCGCACACCTCAAGCATACCATCAACCTCATCCACCCTGTCCATCGTTATTGATACTTCTGGCAGGTCATCACCTATACCGAAGATTATGTTTTCTTCAAGTGTAAGTGGTGTTGTTGGTAGCTGTGGTAATGCTACGTTAAAGAATACGTCTACTGCATCTTCTGATTGTTTCCACATCTTCTCACGTAATTTTGGTATTGTCATGTCCGAGTACAGCAGGATGTCGTTTTCAAACAACTCGTCTTTGTACGCATCAAACGTTGGTTTGTAAATTTCAAGTAATTCTTTCTGATTTGAAATCTCACCAAGACAAGCCTTGTGGAATAGGTCATGCAAATCAATCCCAACTTGTGCAAAACAAGACGTACCCGTTTCTACACCTTTTATTACCGTCATATAAAACGCATAAGGACAACGCTTGTACAACTCAATGTATGAACGTCTTATTACGTCTGGCACTACTATTTCTGGTTTTGCCATAGACACACTCTCACGTTGCACCGTGTAACACACATCGCAGAAAGTGCCACCATCGTTGATGGCACAATCCTTGTGTAGTGGTTTACCACATACTTGGCAACGTGTTTCCTTACGCATGTCTGTTATACTTCCAAAACAGTTTGCGCAACTCTCCATTTGTTCACCTCATTTTTCATTTTTACGTTTAATTGTTTTTTTTAAATTTGTTAGAAACAAATAACGAAAGAAGTTGTGCACATGTTTTCCTTTGCATATTTCAATTGGATAACCCCATTTATCTCTAAGTTTCACGTTACTCACCTTCTGTCGTTTCTGTTTCCTCTGCTTCTTCTTTCTTCAATGTTGCTTCACCTTCCATTGCAAGCTTTTTTGCTATTTCTAAAATGCCTACTGCAACAATCGGTGTTAAATTTTGATTTGATGCAATTTCCATAATACCTGCTTCGTTAATGCTGATTGTGATTTCTAATTTGTTTTCTTCCATGAGTTAATTCCTCCCCTATAGTTGTCCAATTCTACCTTGTACTCTGGTGTTAAGTGATATCCACATGACTTATATTCATAACACCAACCACGATATATGCAATCCTTTGCACATGCACGTGCTAACTCTGGTTCTTGCTTTGATATTGATGTGACAACTGCTTGCCACGCTTCACGTGTTTCTGGACTTGCTTGCCTACACAAACGCTTTCTTGACATTGTTATTATTGTCTGTGCGTTTGCTTCACATTCGTGTTCTACAAGTGCACCTTGACCAATCTCATCACGATTAACACCTGTTCTGTCTGAACGCTGTGTTTTTACCCAATGTTCAATTCCAATCTTGTGTCGTACAAAATGTACACTTACCCAATACTTTAAACTTACCCATTTCCAACAAACAATAAGTTTGCGTATCGGACTGTGTTCACACATCAACATACGCCACTTCCAAGTACTCGAAGGTTCTCCTTCTCCTGTATCCAATCCAATTGTTGTGCGTGCACTGTCTGCAATGGAACGCCAAGTACCCTTTGTTTTAAGCCAAGCTATCTTCATTGTTACCTCCTACATGTTTGGCACTAACTCCTGCAACTTTTTGATTACTTCTGTGTTTTGTGAAATTGCATAATTTGCTTCTACAATGTTTCCCTTGTGTTCGTCAATTTTGTTTTCTTCATCTGCAACAACATTCCTCAAAACATCGTTTGATTTGTTAAGTTCGTCAATTGTTGTAAAAAAAATGTTTAACGCCTTGTTTGCCAGTGCTTTTGCATTGCTAATCTTGTCACTACTTGTTTTTCTCATCATTGTAATTCCTCCACCCTATCCAGTATTATATCGTTACCGCTACGTCTACCATTCACCATTACAATGTTTCGTACCTGCATTGCCTGTTGTACGTCTTTCCTCTTCCAACTTCCTGCAAACACTAACACCTTTACATTTCCAAACAACGTGTTCATAAACACAAAAGCCATTTCATTCTTGTTCTTGTCCTTAAACACCTTGACTTCATATATCTCTCCACCTTGTAATGCAGATTGCCCATCAGAAAAATCTTCAAGTGGTTTGAAACCATATCTCTCCATAGGGTGAATTGACAAATACATTCCCAGGACTTCGTACTCCCACTCTGCCTTTATCTTATCATCCCACTCGTATTTTTCACACTGGAAATCTTCTTTGATTTGTGTCTTTGTTCTATTCTCCATGTCTATTGTCCAAAGTAACTCTGCACGATTTGGATTGTCGAAGTCAAAACACCCTGCTTTAATCATGTTAATCAATACGTTTTTCTTGATGTGTTTTTTTTCTTTTCGTTCAACGAAATCTTCAAACGACTTTATTGGTCTAAGCTTTTCAATACTTTTGATTGCAGACTCTCCAACGCCTTTTATCGTTGTTATACGATAGTTAATACCTTTGTCAGACACTACGAACGTTTCTCCGCTTCTATTAATGTCTGGTGGAAGTATTGTTAAGCCACGCTGTTTACACTCTGCTATGTAGCCAGAAATAGCATCTTGACCATCACCATCTGTTTTTTCAGATGACATTAATGATGCGTAAAAATGTTCTGGATAATACAATTTTAACCATGCTGTTTGATATGAGATTACTGCGTAACTTGCTGAATGACTCTTGTTGAAAGAGTACCCTTTGTCTACCGCATCCATTATCTCTTGCCAAATGTTTTCCATATCAACAACATTGTATCCTCGTTGTGTTGAGTCCACTATGAATTTTTCATGTAGTTCTACATCTTCTCTGATGTTCTTATTCTTTCTTACGTGCTTATCAGCATATGCAATTCCCCACCCTGCAAAGTATTTACAGTCCAATAGAAACTGTTCTTGATATGTTAGCAGTCCAACTGTTTCTTGCATGTACGGTATTCTTACATCGTGTACACTCCACTCTTTTCCGTTTCTTCTTGCAATGTACTCCTGCCAATCTCCTACTCCTGGTCTGATGAGTGCGTTGATTGCAATTAAGTCCTTGAAGTTTCGTGGCTGTTGTTCCATTGTCTTTTGTGCTTGATTTCCAAGTTGGAATACACCAGACACATCACCCTTGCACAACATGTCGTAAACTTTCTCGTCCTCGTAATTAATGTTGTATAAATCCACATCAATATCAAGAGTATTTTTGATTGAGTCCAAAGTTCTTTTTATGATTGGCAGAGTTTCAAGACCAAGTACGTCAAACTTGTAATGACCGAGTTCTTCAATCATGTACTTGTCAAACGCAACAATACGTTTTGACCTATCTTCTGCTTTTGTTTTAACTGGCAGTATTGATGATAAGTTTGGATATATTAATACTCCACCTGCATGTTGACTTTCATGTGACACTACACCTTCAAGTCGTTCAATGACTTCAAATTCAGTCTTGTACGTTTTCTTGTACTCTAACAATTCTGGTGATGCTTCATAGGCTACTTTTAGTGATTGGCAGAGGTCTGGAATTAACTTGCTTATTGCACTTATTACATATGCAGGATGTTCAAAACAACTCATTACTTTTCTGCATACAGCTTTAGGTGTAAGTGTGCCAAATGCTATTACTCGTGCAACATTTGCTTCACCGTACTTTGATTGCAGGTCTTTAAACACGTCGTCTTGTGATGAGAAATCAACGTCAAAATCGGGTGTCCTCCCGTCTGCCATAAATCTTTCAAACAACAAGTCATACTTTTGTGGTTCTATGCGAGATATGTCTGTTAGATATGCAACTTTACTTCCTGCACCACTTCCACGTCCATCACCTACAACATTTCCATTCCTTCTTGCAGATACTACATAATCTTGTACTATAAGGAAATATCCAGAATAGCCATTTCTATCAATAACATCAAGTTCATTCTGAACAGCTTTCATGTATGATGTGTCTTTTATATGACCTGTTCTTCTAGCACCCTTCATAATCTCTTTAGCAAGTAGTGTACGTTCTGTTTCACCTTTTGGTATGTTATGATACTTTGGCAAGTAATTGCCTTTGTGGAAGGACGCTGTGCACTTATCAGCTATCTCTGCCGTGTTATTCATTGCTTCAATTATCAAATCAGTATTAATTCCAGTAAAGGTTTCAATCATTTCATCTTCTGATTTGAGCCAGAAGTCTTGTGTGCTAAAACGAAATCTCTTTTCATCACTCATCTTTTTGTTGATTTGCAATGCAAGTAATACTTCGTGTGCATAGTGGTCTGATTGTAACACGTAATGCACATCGTTTGTTGCAACCACTTTAATTCCAAGTTCTTTTGCAATACGCACCGAGTTTTGATTAACAGATAGCTGTTCTGGAATATTGTTTGGTTGTATTTCAATGTAGAAATCTTCACCAAATTCAGTTTTAAACTTCCTTGCCCACGTTTTTGCACTTAAAATGTCCCCATCAAGAAGATATTGTGCGAATGTTGAAGCCAAACACGCAGAACAAACAATCAAACCTTCTTTGTGTTCCACCAATTTGTCCCAATTTATACGTGGTTTCTTATAGAAGTTTTCAACATATGCAAATTCTTGCAATTTAAACAGGTTTTCCAAACCTTTGTCGTTCTTTGCAATTACAATTAAGTGTCCATTGTTGCCATCACTCTCACGTTCATAATAAAACTCTGAACCTAGTATTGGCTTAACTCCGTATTTTTCACCTAATTGTTGTTCTTTCCACAAACCAGACGTACTTCCGTGGTCAGTGATGGTGCAGAACTCTTGCCCCAACTCCTTTGCACGTGCAAATATCTCTTCAAGCTTACCAAGACCGTCAAGAGGGGAAAATTCCGAGTGGACATGTAGGTGTCCAAATTTTGTTTTGTTCATGCCACACTTCCTTATTTTATTTTAGTTTAAACGTAACACTGGTTCACCGTGTTCAATTGCATAATCTATTGCTTCTTTGATTAACACTATCTCCGCTTTGTCTGCTTTTTCTTCCAGTTTTAAATTTTTTCCATTTGGTCTTGTTACCCACAACTGATACATGTCACCTTCTTCAAAAATGTTGCATGACA